TTAGCCTTTTAATTCGCCAATAAATAAGCGGGTTTCTGGATAACGCATCCCAACGATTGTTAAAATCATCTGCAGCTCAGAAACGTGTTCCGGATCTTCTGGAACAAATAATTTTGTATGACGTCCGATACTGCCATTATCGATCAAACGATGGGTACGATTCCATTGACTAAATTCCTCGATCGTTGTAAAGCGACTAAGAGGAAAACCAGCACCGTCGAGAATTTCCGTCAATCGAAAAAGCACATAAGAACTATCGATCACCAATTCTTTTCTGTGAGGTAAAGCACGCGTTCGCTTATAATCAATAATTGCTTTTTCTGGTCGGTGTTCCAAAAGCCAATCCAACAGCATGAAGAACCCTTCCATTCGATAATCATCGATAAAGAGCCGTTCAGAGTATTCCGACATGCGAAAGACCAAAGGAATCAAGAATCGCTCTTTATAAATTAACAAGGGTGCGCGATCAACGACGACATTTAAATAACGATTCAAATAAGAAGAACCACGATAATCGCCTAGACGATACCCTTCCACCCCATACTTTTGATATTTCCGACAAAGAGCCGAGCAGTCAGAAATCGATACAGACACTTCTGCTAGCTTTTCAAAACCACTTAAGATTCGATTAAATGGCTCTAAAACGATTTTTTCTTCCATGTCTGCCCCCCTAACGAGTTGTTTGCTTATGTAGTAAATCATAACATATAAAATGTCTGGAAACCAACTGAAAAGACGATGAATATTGAAGAATTTTCAAGAGAAGTGCTTCTCGCTCTCTTGTTTTTTTCACTTGACTAAACAACGGAAGGTTGATGAAAAAAACACCAAAAACTGGCAGCCAGATCACCTCTAGGCTGCCAGTATGTCTTATTCTTCAGCGTCTGCCACATTGTGATAGACATTTTGTCATTCACACTATTTCTATAGGACACTGTTGTAAAAACCCTTATATATTAGCATTTACAAAGGGAGGAAAAATATATCATTGTACAATAATTTACACCATTTGCCCCTTTTTTGCCCCTTAATTTTTCATTATTAGAAGATTTAATCTTCTGTTCTCTTCCAAAAGAGAACGAACGTTCGTATAATTTGATTAAGGAGGGATAACTATATGAGCGTTCTAAAACCATATGAAGACAGAAAAAAATTGAAGTGGATAGGATTCTTCTTGTCAGAGCATACAGCCGACATCGCAAGAATAGATAAAGAGTTGAAGTACACCTGCCCTGCTAAGCCGGAAATGGCAGAAGAAGAAATCAATGAATTCTTGCAAACCGCAGTCACAAAAAGTAAGAAGCTAGCCATACAGCTCAACTATACTGTCGATGATAAATTCATGCCTGATGTTACAGGAACACTGAAAGGTTACGATGATCTAGGAATTTATTTAGACGATACTCTTGTCCATTATGATGAAATACGAAATGTTGACTATTATAATGAAGTAAAGTGGTTTGATGTATGAATATTATTACTCAATATGAACAAGCCTATGTTGATCGAAATACTTTCTTGATTGAATTTCCAGACTCTATTTCAGAATCTCAGGAATCAATTTTCGGGGAAGATTGCGTACTCTTCTACGTCGATTTTGTTTTAGGAAAGCATGATTTTCTTTACTATATAACACCTTATAATTCAATTTAAAGTAGCCAAAATATGGCTACTTTTTTCATCAATTTGAATAAAATCGTTGACAAATATATGTATCCGATATATAATATAAGTATAGAAAGGAGTTGAAACTATTGAGGAAACAACGAAGGGAAAAAGAAAAGCTTGAAAAGCAAGAGCAACTAACAATCAAAATTGGCTTAGTACTAGCGATACTAGCCATAATTGAAAAGTTACTCGAACTGCTAATCAAACTTCTCGACAACTAGGGATAGGGCGAAAGCCCTCCCTTCCCTTTGATTATATCATAATGAAAGGAATGAATCTAATGTCGAAGAATATGAAAAGAAGGAAAATTTTAAATTCCGCCTTGGTGATACTTGTGGTTTTAATCGCCATCTCTATCATAATGAAACTTATTCAACTTTTTTAGGAAGGAGTGCGAGTGTTGGCTGAAAAGAAAACATCTGATGCTCAACTTAAAGCATCGAGAAAATGGCAAGAAAAGAATAAAGAACAGATGAAACACGTCCGCAATCGCTCTGGAGCTAAGGGTTACATCAAAAACGCATCTCTTGAGGAATTGGCAGAATTAGAACAATTGATCGAAGAACGTAAAAAAGCCCTCCTACTCGAATCTGAGTAAGAGGTTTTTTTGTAGTGTTGCTTTCCATATAAGTCATATATTAGTTTCCAAAGAATAATTCAAATAATATTGGAGCAACAATGGCCAAAATCCCTAATATTATTGTACCAACTAAATACCTTTTCGTTTCCTTTTGTTCTTTGATCAATTCTTTTTCTTTTTCGTTCAAAGTAAGTTGTATCTTATTAGGAATCTCATCAGAAATGTGCTCGACTTTTTGGGTTAGCAAAGAAAAACTAGAATTTGTTTTTTCCTGATTCAATTCAATTGCATGTTTAATATCTTTGATTGCCGAGTTAAATTCTTCTTTAGTTACGTAATTAGACATGACTCCGCCTCCGTTTCCGCCAGAACTATCATTAGATCTAGAATTAGTTAAAAAAACTCCATCATAATCAGTATTTAAAGATACCACGTTGTCCTTGTTAGGCATTATATTCACCTAGCTCTCTTTTCCCTTTAGTCACAAAAGGGATTTTTGTTTCAAAAAGCACATATCTTTTATCATACAAATAACGTTCGATATCCATTAAATTTACCAGCTCTTCTTGCGAGTATAACAGTTTCACTTTTAATGAAGTAGTAACAAAATCATAAACAATCTCATCTGGTGTATAGCCTTCGCCAAACTTTGCAACAAAAAAGGATAAATTATCCTCATTCGCACCGCTTATTAGTCGCTCCTCATCATACTCGATTGACCTGAATCCATGTAACATTTGACCTTTGTCACCTTCTACAGTATAGGTAACGACAGTTAAATAAAACGGCTGAGGTACTTTAAACACCGGTTCTACAAGATAGTTTAATCCGCCAATTTCAACCTCAAGCGCAACCTCAAAAGCACCATTAAATGTTTCTAGTTCGTGTAATGAATTATCACCACTTTGACTCCTAATGAACCTTACCGAATTGATACTTGGCATAAAATCGTAACTAGACATACAATCTCCCCTCAATCATCAATATTCTAGATTTATTCTGGCATATTGTGACGAATAATGAAAGAGAAATATTATTCAATTAACATATTTACAATAATAGATTCACACGACGTTGTACAGCTGCTGCATCATAACCTGCTGCTCTCAATCGTTGTGAGCGCTGAGGCTCGTTGCCCCAATCACCACGAATGACCTCACGTGCAAGTTGATCAACGGTCTTGCCTGCAGGTTTCGGTGCCGCCCCAACGCCTAAGCGTCGGTTGACTTCCGCCTGTATGGTAGCTGGATTATAGCCAGCTGCTTTTAGGCGCTTCTCTCGATCAGCACCATTTCCCCACTTCCCATCGATAACTTCTTGTGCGATCGTTCCGATTGGTTTTAATGCAGGCTGAGGGGCTGGTGTCGGCTTAGTAGCGCTTGCCCCTAGCTTTTGATTAACCAGTGCTTGAATCGTCTGAGGGTTGTAACCAGCTTCACGCAATCGGCCCTCACGGTCGGTCCCATTTCCCCACTTACCTGCAATTACTTCATTGGCAATTGTATCATTTGATTTCAAATTAGGAGCAGGATTCGGAGTTGGATTCGGTGCTGGTGCAGTTCCTCCGGATCCTCGCAATCGATTACGGACAGTTGTCATATTTGTTCCTGGACAACTATTTGATCCATGACCAGAAAACTCATTGTGCCCTAAGATATCATCGACATTCAAATTGAATCGCTGCATGGCTGCTTTTGCACGCTCATCAAACGCTTTTTCTTGTTCTGCAGTAAAGGAGCCGTTACCTACCAAACAAATGTGGTAAGTCTTGCTGTTGTGGTTACCTACTCCATTAGTCGTAATATTATCCCGATAGACCAATTGAACTGATCCATCTCTCAGTATGATCTCGTGGTAGCCACCAGTGCCCCATCCTAAATTTCGCCAGTGATTTTGGAATGCCCAAACGTCTCCTGTTGCAGTTGCTGAATGGTGACGAGCAATTTTTGTGATGCCTGCCACGGATCTGTTAGGGTTAGATGGTCCTAAAATTCTTGAATCGCCTCGTAAATCTACAATTTTTGTCATAGTGTTTTCCTCCATTTTTTGATATAGAAAAAGAGCAGCCAATCGGCTACTCTTGATCTTTATTCTGGTAAATTGTTTTCTCCGTCTCACTTTGGCCATCACCATAATCAGGTGGCGCTGATTCTTTGTGTACATTTTCCTTAAAAACCGCAAGCCATTTTTGTAAGAAACCTACTTTAATTCCAGCTTCATAAGCATTTTCTAGCACGCTGCTAATCTCATAGAAAATTAGCAACACTGTCCACACTAGCGCAATATTTATTGGTAAACTAATCCCCACGATAGGTGCTACTTTATCTAAAGAAGCTGAAGCAAAAATAGTGGCCAAAGCAATAAACTTGCTGAACAATCCTTCCAAATTGAGTGCTGACATCCAAGAATGTGTTTTTAAGGCTTTGAAATAACCTAATACCAAATCAACTACTACTAACGTTAGGTAGACATCGATTACATCAAGGCTACCTCCAAAAAGATGGAACATAAACTCTCCTCCTATAAAAAGACTGACAAAATAAAACATACCTATTACCTTCACTTTCCGAAATTGAAAAAGAGAAGTCCTAAGACTTCCCTCTCCCCTCTAAAATTGTATTTGCCTGCTTTTTCGTGATCACACCTAGTGCCAGAAACTGATTGACATCATCTTCTGTCATCCATCCACGATTGTACCAATCCTGAATCGTCTCAAAATTAAGCATTCTCTTGCCCTCCTTGAGTCAATTCTCTTAATTGCTGTGCCTGTTGAAGATTTTGTAACGTCAGCTGCACAACCGATCGTCCTAAAGTATCCGTCGTTTCTTGTAACTCCTCGACATCTTCTGGTGTTGCAGCACTCACCACATTCCAACGTTGGCGATTAAAATCAAAACCAATAACCACCACATGCGGATCAATTGGCGGTGCCACTTCCGTATAGGGATGAAATACAGGGCGATCCTTCGGCGTATATAGCGGCCGCAGATCTTGTAAGTTCCTTGTGTCATAGATTGCTTTGTGTCCGTCCATTTTTATCATCCTTTCATTTCTAATTCGTTTACTCGCTGGGCTAAATGATTGAACATATCAATAGTTGGATTTGCCAACTGATTGATTGTTTTAGGGGTAAATAACTTATCCAAGCTAAAAGCAACAGTATAGTCTACTTTGGCATATGCAACCCAAATCGTATTTTGATTAGTTGTTTGTCGCTCAGGTCCTCGTAATACCACGGCTGCTTTCCCCACATGTCCGAGTATTGCTGGATTTGTTATCAACTCGATTGGAAAAGTAAGTTGATCGTTGAAAGTACTCTCATGGCTTGCCATTTCTTCCCAATTAAATGCGGTATTATCAGGCGTTCGTCGATACCCAATGATTGGATATGAAGTGGTGGAATTGATATGTGCAAAAGCGGTAAACTGAATATTCTTTACAAAAGGTTGAATTACCGCCAATTCCTCTTGTACTGTTTTTGGGGAAAAGAAAGTGAATAATTCAGGAAACCGTCGCTTCATATCACCGAGTATGTCCCATGTAAATACAACTTGCATACGACCATTTGAAGAAGTGCCACTAATACCAATATCAAGCCCATCATTTGTAGCTATTCGATTGTATTGCGCTTGAGTGACTTCCGTCCCACCATTTGCACTGCTGGGCAAAGAGGTAGTTAAACTTCCACCGATTCTATGGAGGTTCTCTTTCATACTCCCACGGATTTTCCCCGTTAAATCAAGCAGTGGTTCTCGTACCAATGGAACACCAAACATAAACTTCTCTAGCGATTGATCAACATTTTCTTCTGTGACAAAATCCGCAGCTTCAAGTCGCTTCTCGATATCACTGAGCCTGCCTTCTACTGTAATGCGAATCTCTTCTTCAATTTCCTTTGCTAGGGAATCTATATCAAAGGCTGCAAGGTCTGATTCAATTTGTTCAATTCGATTTTCAAATTCGGTCAAATCGTGATCGATCCCCGAGGCTTGTTCCAAAACAAGGTCTCGTAGATCTTCAAAACGCTTCACATAAAACTGCGCCATTTCTTCTAGGTCCTGATCAAGCCAAGATTCTTGGAACTCCGTACTAAATGCTGGATAATCTAATGATTGGCCATTAGAAAATTCGACAAAAACATAAATGATTACTGAGCCGGAATACGCGTAGATGTCATTTGGCAACATCACATTCACTTTTCCGGCTGCAGAATCTTCAATTTCGATTGAGCCATCAGCACTTTCAAAAATGACTGACTGACCTGCAGTCACGAAGTCAAAACCCAAAATGACATTGGCTTCTGATAGGTCCAACGGCTCTCCTTCAAACTGAAAGTTGATCGTCTTTTTTGCGACTCGTTGATCATAACTGAAAAATTCTGTGTTGGTCGGTACTGGAGAAGAACGTTTTTCCGCAGTTTTGTTTAAGGTGATCTCACTGGTTACGTAGAGATTTTCCATCATCCGCCCTCCTTCAAGCTTTGTCTTCTAACGCCCACAGTTCTTTCAAAAATTCTTTAATTCCTTCACGGCAAGTTTTTTTGTTCTTTTTGTACAACTCAGGATCTTGGATACTGATGCTTGGTGAGGTTGACACCCCTTTGTCTTCATCGATCGAAGCCGATAGATAAACAACCATCGTTTCGTCAATCATGACCTGTCCATTTACACTAGTGCTTTTGTTAGTCTTTAACATCTTGATTTTCCTCCTTTTCAAATTCATCCATTAGACGATCATAAATATCGGCTTCTTTTCCTGAGATCACACCATTGTATTCGGAAAGCACTTCTCCAAACTTCTCGAAATTTCTAGCGTATAGCCCACTCTTGATCACGATTTCTTCATCTAGAAGAACATTCATTTCTTGATAGAACTGATTGCGATTTTCTGGTTTAACTTCATAGCCAGTTTTTTCTTCATTGACAATCAATTGTCCCTCATCATCTTTTCTTCCGTAAAGATCATACAATTCCAACTCTGACTCCTGCAGTCCTTGAACGGCTTCCATCAAAGCTTTTTTAAACTTCGAACGATGGCGACTATCCGCAGCTTTAAGTTCCATATTTTGGATAAATAAAAGAGCAGCCCCTAATTCATAATTCTTTAGTGTGATTTTCATGCGATTTTCTCCATTTCTCGTTCTAATTTTTGAATACGCTGTTCTTGGCTTTCAACGATCGCGATCAACTCTTGATTGGTCTTCGTATTAAGATTGACTTGTTTATTCATATCAATCGACAAATAATGATTATCCCCATCAATGTTTGCTTGTAAGAAAGGTACCTCTTGGGCAATCATTCCAAACTGACGAGTAGTTGGTGGCGGAGTGTCTTTGTCAATTGGACGATAGTCTTGTTTCCAATCAAAATCAACCATGCGAATTCGCTTTGTTTCTTTTATGCCTGAAACAGAAGTTTCTTGGATGTTTTCTTTCAAGCGGATATCGGATTGATTGGTAATGCTCCATCTATTCATGTTGATGTTGGCGTGCATCTGGATTGCAGCGTTATTTCCTTGAATTTCCATCACAGGTATTCTTTGTTCACTCGTTCCTGCGGAGTTGACTATTCGTCCCAACACTAAGCTATAAGAGTTTCTTGCAAAGTACGCGACGCAAGTCCGCCCACTCATACTGCTTCGCTCAAAACCACCAATACGTGTGCTTTGACCAGTGAAAAATTCAAGACGAAGACCAGTCATTTCCATAAACCGCACTGAGGTGCTTTGCCAAAATGCCAACGTCGTAGGTGTCAACCTTAAGCTATTCCCCATGTTGTTAAAGCCAACTTGAATGGCATTTGTCGCTAATTTATCCGCAGTCACAGCTCGAGCGACGATTTTATCAGCGGTGACGGCTCCAGCGGCTATTTTGACTGCTGTCACTGATCCAGTTGCCAATTTGTCTGCGACGACCGATCCTGCCGTAATATTGCGCGCAATGATACCGTTTGTTGCAATTCGATTCGCTGTGATCGTTTCTGTGGCAATCTGATTGGCCGTAATGGTATTGGCTGCAATCTGCGCTGCTGTGATTGTATTGGCAGCGATTTTAGCAGCCGTTACCGCCTCGGCGTTCAACTTGACTGTTGTCACAGCACTTGTCGCAATTTTCTCAGCAGTGACAGCACCTGCGTTGATTTTTATGGCCGTTACTGCGTTCGTATTGATCTTTTCTGCCGTGATTGCGCTAGTAGAAATATGACGAGCGATAATTGCATTTGTGGAAATATTATCTGCAGCTATAGTATTGGCGGCTATCTCATTCGCGGTTACCGCATTGGTTGATATGTGTCTTGTGATAATTGCATTGGTTGCAAGCTCGTTTGCTGTTATCGTTTGGGCATTGATTTCTCTGGCTGTAATTGTATTTATTGCCAAATCATTCCCGACAATACTTCCTGCTTGGATCTGGGTTGTTGTAATGCTTCCTGCCATGATAGACAACGCTTGGATCGTATTGGCTCGAATTTTTCCGCCGTCAATTTCAACCGTGTCTTGCCACTGCCAGTCTGAAAGCAGATCCTCAACCTCTCGAATATCTGCCATTGCTTCATCGATTCGTTTTTGTGCATCAAGAAAATTTTGTTCGGCTGACTTCAACCGATCATCCAACAGTGGTAAAGAAACATTATTCAATTCATTCAAAGCAAGCTCGTTATCGATCAATTTCTGCTCAAGTCCCGGTAACTTTACAGTGGTGAGTATATCCATTTCGACTTCAAGATCTTTCAGCCTTCCTTCAAGATCCGGCAAAATGTTCTCCTTCAACTCATAAAGGATCTGATCATTCTCAGTTAACCGCTCATCCAGTTCCGGAAGAATCCGATCATTCAAATCATCCAAGATTCCTTCTAGCTCATCCAGTTCTTTTGTATTGGCTGTTTGACCATATACCTCATCTGAGAATGGACCAGCAACATCATGATGGTTAACTGCTCGAACACGATAATACCATTGCAACTTGGTTTCTGTTCCATGGGTATAAGCATTCACATTTGTAGTCCCCAACAGATTACTTGGTCCCGGAACAAACCCTTTTTCTTGAGAGGCATAGATTTCATATTCTCTGACCGTTAGCCCTTGCATATCCCAATGTAAGATCACTTGGCTAAAGCCGCCATACGCGACTAGATTTGTAATCGTGCCAGGTCGAACATTTGCTATGTTTCCGGGTCCAATAATTGGGGGCCGATTGATTTGTTCCTCACGATCGCGATCCTGTTCTTTTTGGTTGGACCCCAATGTCGCTCTTGAATCGCCAATCTCTATGGATTCGTACTTATCTAATAGCACGTTCCAAACCGTCTGATTGATCTTTGCATTGACGTTGACACCTAGCTTGTTAAAAGCCACGGTGACGGTGTCGTAGAGTTCTAACTGCTCGAGCAGCCGATGTTGTTCTTCACCAGTTGCGCTGTATAAATCCGCAAACTTTACTTTTAGATTCACACGAGGCAACCCAACCTGATTGCTCGAAATATAGTACTGGGCGAATTGGCGCAACTCTGCGACTGTTTGAGGATTGCGGCTGCTTAGATCAACTGTCTGAACACGTCGTTCCGGAAAATTATTGACGTGTGGACCATCAATAATGACTTCTGGAAGAACTAACTCATTTGCCCCTTCTTCATTCGCTCGAGCATATGGTCGAATCGAAGTATAGGTACTCTCGATCGTCTCTTCTTGCACGAGATCCACCAAGTTCTTACCATACGCAATAACAACCCCGGTCTCTTTACCGCCTTCTCGCATCAAGCGAATTTCATTATTGTCGAAAATGTATTCGCCATTGTACTTTTGAAGAATTGAACCTTCTTTTCCGCCCAAAGCTTCAGCGGCGCTTTCAAAATGGCCAACCTCGGAAAAGTCCATTGCTGTGACCGTCGTCAGATCTGTGAATACGGTGAAATCACGTTGAGGAACTAAAAGAGCACGCCACTGGTTCAACGCCTCTTGCGCTGAAAGTGCGGTGTGCTTCTGTCCTTTATTGAGTGCTGTTTTTTCAGTGATTAATGTAATATGTTCACAGTAGACCGACACGAGTCCATTTTGTGGTTTGGTGATCCGCACGATTTCAAATCGTTGTCGCTTTGATCTTGTGCCCGGTCCTACATCGACCACAACTTTTTTCCCTTTCTCAAGCTGAGAAAAAAGAACACCGAAAACTGGATAGGTAAACTCTAGAAAAGGAAAATTATTCCGTTTTCGTGTCGCAAAAACATTGCTTGCTTCTTTTAAGAGACCCAAGCCAAGCGTGCTGTAATCGTTATTCGATTCATTGTAAAGAATTGGCACACTCATATTGCAGTCACCCTCCATCTTGGCGTAATAGTCATTTGTGTGATTTGAGCCGTAAATGAAATAGCATTATTACCTGGTCGCAACTGTGGCACATGGTAGCCATCACTTTGCATCAGGACCGCATTGGATATATTCGCTATTCCATCCCGATAAGCCGTTCCTAGCTCGCTGTCAATCGTAATCACCCCAGCTCCGGCAGCTCTTAAAATACGGAACAGGCGTCCATTGATCGTCAGTGTTGCATCTGCCGTACCGCTATATCTAAATTGGATCAACGGCAATGATTCAATTGGTTCGGGGTTCTCCAAGGTTCGACCAGACACGTGGGCAGTTGCAGTTTGGCCATCAAGCCGAAACATTACTGGCCTGCATCGAAAAGGCAACGCCACGTCAAAGTGATCACGCCAGCGATCGAGAATTCGAACTTGCGAGTGAAAGATGCCCTCATAGAAGTATTCCGGATCCTCAGAAAAAAGAAGCCGACTGTATCGCTTGGGTTCCTTGAGCCAGTGAGTGATCTCTCTGACTTGTTGGAAAAGCGACTTGCCTTCTTCTTTTCTAAGTTCCATGGGAAATGTCTTGATAATATCTTTTTCTCGTTCATTGTCGTAAATGACTGCGCCTTGTCGGCCATCGACCTCATCAAAGCGCAAATCAGACTCAGGAATCGTCAATTCCATCTCATTGAGCAAATAAAGATTCTTATCGATCGACTTATGGCCATTAAATTCAAAATACGGTTCATTTGTCATTCTAATGACCTCCTTATCTCGTCTGCCGTTTGTTGGGCAATGTCTTGCGTTAGTTCTGCTACATCTTGATTGTTACGAATGGTGATTTCATCAAAATGAATATCGATGTGCGGTGTATTATGGATCGTTTGGTTTGTGGTTCTCGATTCATTCTTAACCGCTGGCAACGACAATCCAAAGCCTGCGTTACCGGCAATGGCCACCGATTCGGCTTGTATATTCGGCAACACTAGTTGTGCGCCCAAATCCTCAATGGCATCTAGTGCAAAATGCTTGAATCGCTCAATCCCTTCGCCTATTCCGGCAGGGATCCAACGTCCCACATCCATCATCATCACTTTCGATGGTGAATTGATGTCTAAGGCGCGCTGCATCGTTTGGGCCACTTGATTGGCAATCGTAGCTGCAGTATTCAATACTTGTGCTTGACCAGCTACCAAGCCGTTATTTAAACCGATCATAGAATTTTGTCCGATGCGATAAAACTGATCAGGTAAATGACTCATCTGATCTGGCAAGCGTTGAGCACCTTCACGGATTGTGTCATTCGCATCTCGCATCCCCTCACGGTAGGCTTGATTTGATTCACGCATAGTGGCTGCGGCGATCCTTGGCATGTTCTGCAACGTTCGATCAACATCACGATCCATCTTTTCAAATTCCTTGACGACGTCTTCTGCAGCCTTCTTGGACTGCTTAACCATTTCATCTGTCATTTTGGCAATCGATGTCAATACTTTGGAAGAATTCTGATCAATCCCTCGAGCGATCCCCTCAGTCATCGGCTTACCAATCTGGTTACCCATCTGATTGGCATTGAGTTCTTTGTCCAGTAAAAACATCAATTTTTTAGCTAGCTGTGTGATTGCCTGTTCTGGACCTTTGGTGTTCTGGTTGATCCCTTGTGCCAGTCCAGCTGTGATATTTTGGCCATACTCTCGGTATACACCGGATGGTGAGTTGATATCGTTAGCCTTGCGGAAGGCCTTGTTTGCCAGTTCAGCCATATTTTTTGTGGCGTTTTCGACTTGTGGGGCAGATTGATCTATCCCTCCAGCTGCACCTTCCCCAATATTTACGCCGAATCCTTTAAACGTTTCTGGATCCATTTCTTTTTCAAAGACTTCTCGTGGCACACCTGATAATTCGGTGGCACTTGCCTGAACTGCTTCCTTACTTCGATCGATGCCTTCAACGTATCCTTTACCCGGCGTCTCACCGTGAGCGACAAAAACATCTTGATCGATCACTTCACCAAATAATTTCTCAGGCGTTTCAGCTAGTTCTTTCGATGCATCTCCTACAGGTTGGATCCCTGCCAAAATTCCGTCTGACGTCCCCTTGGCAAGTGGATCTGTAATTTCTGCGTAGTTCGTTTCAGCAATCGTTTCTTCAATCACTTGTCCCGGAACTTGTGCGATATTCTCAGCCGCTTCTGCAACTTGTTCTTCACCTTCAGCCATTCCTTCTGCAGTTTCTTCAGGAATTTTTTTGCCGACGGAGGTCAAATCTGCTTTATCCAATTCATCCCGAAGAGTACCCACAGATACATTGGCTAACTCTCTTGAAGCAAGCCGCACATCTTCTTCTCCAAGGCCATGGGTTTTGGCGAATTGTTTCGGTGCATTTTCACCAATTTTGGCGTATTCCTCTAACAATTTCGACATTTCCTCTTCAGAAGCATTGACCATATCTGCAGCCAAAGCTCGCATCTCCGGCGTGCCTTCTGCCATCTTCTCAAGCAAGCCTGTATCCATACCATCCCCGGCTCTAGCCCACAATTTCTCCATATTGTCAGCGTGTTCGGCTTGATAGGTGAGGTGATCTTTCAGATGTTGCCTAGCCTGCCCCATGCCGTACTCTACTTTTTCAGGGACATCTTTGAAAACATCTTCGTTCTTCTTTTGAAAACTATCTAACTGACTATTTAACTCATCGACAACGCCTTTTTGAAAATCGTTTAAGCTTCCGTAAGAGGCGATCATCATCTCGTTAGCTGCCACAGTAGCCTCAGACGTTTCTTGTCTTTTCGCTTGCTCTTCATCCGCAAGTCGATCTTTCTCGGCATAAATGCCTTCGAGATTCCCCATAGCCTCTGCTTCTTTGGCGTCCAATTCTGCTAGGGATTCCTGAACAGCTTTCTTGCCATCGACCCCTGATACAGCAGCATCATATTCAAGCATTGCTCGCTCTTTCGCAACTTCCTTAAGAGTAGTCTCATAATCAGCGGCTTCTTGCGTCAGTTGATTTTGACGTTCCACCAAGCTATTAACTTCTTCCATGCCTTTAGAAGCTTCAATACGTTTTTGGATTTCCTCAGTTGTGGCATTTAACAAGCCTGATTCTTCATCATAGGCAAGATTCAACCCAGCAACTGAACTATTTAACTCTTCGACGGTATCAGCCATCAATTGCTTTTCAGCAGCTGACTTTCCTTCTATTGCGGTCAATCGTTCTAACTCTGCAGCTAGGTCTTTGTTCCTTTCGGTATTTGAATCAATAACTTTTCCTTGCGCTTCAAAAGCTTTGGCATTTGATTCAGAAGTATCGTTAAGGCTGTCAAACTCTTCACCTAGATTATCAATTTCACTTGCTAACTCTTTTGCCGCTTTACGGTTGTCGTTCCAACGCTTGAATAAAACAGCCCCTATAGCAGCTGCAGCTCCCATGGCTAATCCGACACCACTGGTTGCCATTTTCAATGCAGCTGCCGCAATCGCTTTGGCCTTCATTGCAATAGTGTGCATTTTAGTAGCTGCTGTCGACCCTGCAGTCATTGCTTTTGTCTGAGCAGCAGCACTAAGATGTGATTTCTCAGCTACGGTCATTGCCTTTGTAACTGCCGCTGCAGCTGTTTTAGCACCAGTTAAGGTTTTAATTGAAGCGATAAAGCCGCGAGTGTACAATTCTGCTTTCTTAATGACCATATAACCTGTGATTGCAGTGGTTACGCCAATAATCGCTGGCGCCAGTATTACCGATGATTCTTTAAGGTCAATAATCCCACCAACCATCGTGTCAATTGCTGAGACAACAGGTGGAATCACGCCAGCTACACCGTTTAATACACCCTCGAAAGTTTTCCCAAATCCTTGGACATTTTCTTTCATTGAGCCAAAACGTGTCTCGGAAAATGCGTCATCCATAGATTCAATAATACTGGCGGTTCCACGTGCAGTGGCTGTAGCCATATTCGCAAATGAACCTTTCCATGTATCCCCTGCTTGTTGAGCCATCCCGGTAACAGAAGCGAGTTCGTTACCCCCTTCACGCATCGCATGCTCCACAGCATCGAAAAACTCGTTTGCTCCCATCTCGCCATCGCGCATGGCATCACGTACATCCCCGACACTACGACCAGTCGCATCTGCGTAGATTTCCCATGGATCGACACCACGACGCACCATGCGGTCCATCTGTGCCATATTGACGGTACCAGTAGCACGCATCTGAATCATCGCATCCATGACGTTATCCATTGCATCGGCGGATCCATCACCATAGAAAGCGACGGCATCGCCCCAGACTTTATAACTTTCTGTTGACTTCTCAAGGTCTTTATTTTGTAAGACCAATCGTTGAACCGTCTGAGCAGCGCTATCAAGCATATAGTTTGTGCCAACTACCGCATCTCGCACACCTTCCATGCCCTCAGCCGCTTCTTCTGAGCTGCCAGTCAATCGCGTCATGGTGTTCTCGAAGTTGTTCAGTGTATCAATACGACCAAAAGCACTGTCCAATGACCCTTTAGCCAGAGATAATGCTGTAGTTGCACCCTTCGTTAACAGCATTGCAGCACTTAATTGTCCGATCGTTCCGGTTAGTTTTTGCGCCTTCGGTTCTGGAATATGAAAGGCATTGCCTGTTTGATTTCCTACCTGTTCTGCACTATCGCCGAGATCCCCAAGATCTTTTTTCATGATAGCAACTGCATCTGCAATCGATCGTGCGCCATCTTTTCCTGAAGCCTCTAAGTGTCTAGACAAGCTATTTCCAGCTGCTGTTGCCGCCAAATTTACTTCTGGCACCATATTAGCAGAGGATTGTTTGATAGCGTCCATTGATGCGGTGGCATGTTTCGAACCTATAATAAACGGCTCGCTGATTGATCCAACGAGACCTGGCATGGCTATTTCTACTGAACCAACCATATTCGATACAGATTTAGTGATTCCATCTGTGGAGTTGCTTGCATCTTTGGCACCTGATTCAAAGCATTTGGCTATTGAATTGGATGCTCGAGTCGCATGGGCTTCAACAGCTCCACTCATTTCCCCTGTCGCATTTGAGATTTTGTACGTAGATGCTTCTGAATCTTTAGCAGCGCTTAAGAAAGTTTCACTAATGCTACGCCCCATAATTGGTGCAGAAGATTCGACAGATGATGCAAGATCTGCGACAGTCTTGGCCACACTATCAGTCGCTTGATTGGCTCCCTTTGATCCTGAATCAAAGTTATCACCGATTGATTTACCTGCTTTGGACGTTGATGATTCAGTCGTCTTACCTAGATCTGAAACCGTCTTTTGCACCGAATCCACCGCTTTATTAGCGGACTTGGCACCTGATTCGGTGTTTGTTCCCATATCAGAACCGACTTTTTTCATCACATCGTCGGCATTTTTACCTAGTCGGGAAAAACCTTGTTCAACCATATCGATTTCTTTGGTGACTTGTTTTCCATTGACGATTATGTCGATCGTTACCTTGCCATCACTTCTGCTCATCTTCTTCACCTTCTTTCGGTAATGCATAGAGTTTCTTCAATTTCCGAAGCTCATCCTTTGCTTCTTTGTTCCCTTTTCCTGTTGGCATTTTTTTCGTCCGAATGGATACGATTTGGCGGAATCTTGTTTCATCCGGCAATCCACCAAACAAAGCAATAAACTTCTCCCACCTCATTTTTCCTCGCTGATCAAACAAATCAATTCCGTAAGCTTGGTAAAAGGCTGCGTAGATATTTGGCGCATCATAATCGAAAGAAAAATGCTGGTCCGCGATCTCTTTCATTTTTGGTTTTAATTTTTTGCCTTTCTTGTCATATCGTGGTTTCGGCTTTTCCCAAATATCAAACGTCTCCAAGATCGACAAAAAAATCGTATTTTGCGTTTCGATATCATATAAAAATGAAACACCCAGCAACAGATTGATGCCTAAAAGTATTTTTTCTGACTCCGATAGAACCGGGTCTTTTAATAAATCGAAAAGGCGAAGTACCGTATCGAAAGAAAGATCGATCGGATAACTTACACCTTCGATTTCCACCGTGTCTTCTAATCGATACTGTAATTTCATTGATTTAACCTTCTAAGTAGTGTTGCACTTTATCGAAGAATTGTTTTTTTCGATCACCTATTTCTTCTCCGATTGCTGAACAAATCTCCATATAGTACTCGGAAATCAACGTATAGTCAGGGGAAAGCTCAAACAATTTTTCAAATGCGCCGGGACCTAAAAGATCTTCGATCACTTTTTCTAATGCTTCGTGTGCATTCTTTTTGGCTGTTTCTGGTTTAATCTGTTCCTTTTCCAACTTTTTCGTGATTTTCGAGGATTTTTCCGCATATCCTGCAACCAATTTCCAAAATGCTTCTGAACCTTTTTCCGATGTGTCGATGTAAAATGTATGTTCGCCAATTTCGATCGGCAGTTGGGTTGTTTTTACTGGGATTTTTACCATGTTTGTTTCCTCCATTCGTTTGTATGTAAAAAAGAGAAGCGCTAAACGCTCCTCTTACTTGGTTTCTTCTTTCTTGTTTGCCTTGGCATTAACTGGCGCCGAATTCAACGCCGCATCTGCATTATTTCCCCCAGATCCCGGGACACCTTCAGTTGGTGTTGCGTCATAGGTAATCGTACATGAGAAGTCTTCTGTGGCATCCGCTGCACCAGAACCAGCCACAATGTCCGTCACTGTCGCATGACCAGTCCATTGTTTCGTCTTATCCGCACTTACCACTCGATGCCAAACTTTTCGACCAATACCGGTCTTGTACTTCATATCCGCAATAATTTCTTGCGCTTTATCTTCAGAATCATAGTCACCAGAGACGTTATACGCACCGGATACACTGTTGACCATGTTTGTTTTTACACCGTTGTAATAGGCTTTTTCTTCTGTTGTTTCTGTCGTCGCATCGGAAATATCTTCAATCCCGTCTGCTAGCTCTACCCACGCTGATTCCGTAGGTGCTGTGCTGATACTCGTAAATGGCGCAATAAAATGGCCACGCTCGCTGTTTACATTTTTCATTTAGTCTTCACTCTCCTGTTTTCGTTTTTTGATATAAAGTTTTGCTTGTACAACTAAGCGATAATAAAAGAATTTTTGATCATCTTGTCCAAGTAAAAAAGGTTCATTGGCAATCGTCAACGCCATGAATTGATAAGAACCATTTTCAGATGGGATAGAGGTCACATTTTCTAAGATCTCTGACAATTGATAAATGATTCGATCGCCAGAAAAACTTTTCGTTTTAAATCGGAATTCAAAAGGCAATTCCTTGACCTTGTCGCCATTCATGTACGATTTCGCTGTACGTCCTCCCGGTAAAGGTGCCAACCGGATTGACTCCTCCTGATCGATGGCTTGGATGATCACCGGCACATCAATTTTGCTGGCTACTTCCTGCAGCCGATCAATAAAATCCATTATAGTTTCGCTCCAATCTTAAATGCCTGTAACCAGTCACTCATGAATAGCGGTTTCGCGGCTTCATCCCAAAAAGGACCGGTGCCGGGCTGTTTATTCACAAATGGAATCCAAGCACCAGTTGTTTGATGTTTACGACCTCCATAATATTGAGGGCCAGCATAAGGAACATCCCACACTAGCTGATCACCTCTTCCGGAAACGTGACCACTGTCACGTAAATGCATGGTATCCCACGGCACCACAGTTTCGTTCATGGTTTGTAGCATCCGATTGGCCATGTTCAATTGACCAAGCCCCAAGTTATCTTCACTAAGCTTTGACCGGACACCACCTAGATCAATGTCAATCTTGATTCCACTCATCAGACCACCTCAATCTCATAGCCAAATGGATCAAGTGAATCAGCAGTCAGCGGTACAACTTTTGCGATCGTGTACTGCTTTCCAAAGAGTTCAATTTGATCCGCAATCGAAAACTCCGGTAATGGTCCAGTGTATTTCTTGACCATTGAGAGCAATGCATTGGACGTTTGTGCTTTCCCATCGATGTCGCGTGGCTCAAACTTGAGCGTGTCATCAAAGCGGACATGCTCAATGACAAGCTCATCTTCAAGAATTGGCTCGCCTCTTGGTGTTACACCTATTTTCTTCCGATAGATCATTGCATGAGGGAAGAATCGCTTTGGTGGCATTCTCATCGGCTCACTCCTCTGTACAATAATCCAGTTCCCGAAAGCTGCATCATAGCATCGCCAGAGAGTAAAGGAGTTTCATTTGTGGATGATGAACCACCTTTACTCTTAGAAACACTCATCCGTCCTATGGACCAACTGTCAGGCTCCTGCATGCCAAATGAGGTAGTGGCATCTGCTTCATGCATGTATTCGATTTGATAGGCAACAGCCAACTTAAATGCGTTGCGCCGCATCGGAATATCTGATTCGAGCTCATTTCGTTGATAGAAACGTCTCGTTTGGATGTCCAACAATGCACTTGCTTTTCTCAGAAGCTTCCGGAAATCTTTTTCTGTCAGTTCCGTTTCCTTGTCTATTAAGCGTTTGTACTCTTTGAGAGACAAATAGCCACAAGACTCGATGCTTTCCTGATCGTCAAAGATTTCATTCAACGGCTTTCTACGTAATCGCTCCATGGTTTCACCTCCATGAAAAAAGAGAGCGATTATTCACTCTCTTTTAACAGATCAATTAATTCTGGTTTCTTGGCAGCAGCTGGGTACTCAATCCCAAGGCGATCCAGTTCAGCTTTAAGCTCATCGACTTTCATGCCATCGATTACTACTGAGTGGCCTTCTGCCTTATTGCCAGCAGGCTCCCCTGTTTCTTCAGGGGGCGTCACTTTGACAAAACGTGTTGAATACCAATGATACCGATTTGTTTATCTTCATAAACTTTTTTCCAGTTAGCCGGATCAGACAAATCTTTGTTTGTAGGTGTGATTTCACCTTCTTCACGTTCTGTGTTCGTGAATTTAACACCATAAGGATGCATAGTGAATGCTCGACGAGTATAAACCTCATCATTCCCTTTATTTGCAACACGAGCTGTTTCAAATGTCGTCAGCTTGCTAGGGTTCCCTGTGTTACGGCCGATTGATCCAGAAGCAAATAAGTATGAAGTGTAAACTTTCGCAGCTCCTGATCCTTGTGAAGGAACGCCATCATCAACAACTACTCGATACCCCAAGTAGGTTGGAATATTCACTTCGCCACGTGCGTTTGGAATAAATGCAATAAGGTTTTGCTTTTGCAACGTCGTATAAACAGCCGAATGCATAACGATCATACTTAATCGATCTGCAGAGTCACCTAGTAACTGTTTAGCGTCTAAAACCAGTTCAGGTGAAATCCCCTCCGTTGGTTTTGCCAATAAGTGAGTACTTGCTAAGGCACCATTTTCTGCAAACAAACCATTCAACACGGAAACAAGAACTGCTTGTTCTCGGCGCATCCACCAAGAAGCAATTTTACCCAACAAAGCTCCCAACGGATCATCTCCAGAAACCACAGCTGCCAATTCATTCACTGACCATCCACGTCCACGATACATAACTGCTGCAATATCTGCAGACGCAGTGATTTTTCCTGTTTTCAATGCCTTATCGCCATCACCTAATGTTTCTTCTTCTCCATCAAGATCATTCCAGAAAGGCATGTTTACCAACAATCCACCAGCTGTAATGTTTGCAGCAACAGTAGGATCAGCTACAGCAACACCTGATTGGATAATTGCTGATTTTTCTTCTGTAAAATTATTCATGTAGTCATTGAAGACTTCCGGGGTCACAACATCCAATAATTTTGTAATTTCATTTGCCATGTTTTATTTCTCTCCTTCTTTTTGTAAATACTCAGTCAGATTAAATTTTTCTGACTTCATTTCTTGTTTCAGTGACGTGCCGCCTTTTTTAGGTGGTCCTCCGGCATTACCCGATGAAACAAAGTCGGGATCGTTGTTTTCGGAACTGTCTTGAAACAAGAATGCTTTTTGTTCCTTCAACGTTTTGACTTGCTCCTCAAAGCCCTGAAGCTTGCCTTCATTGACTTTGATTGTGTCTCGGTCCAAAAGACTAAGAACGATGGCTTCATCTTGAGCACCTGCTTCTTTGAGGGCTAATTGGATAGCAAAGTCTTTTTGTTGATCAGCCAGTTGCTTTTCAGAATTCGCTTTTGACTCGTCAAATTTGTCTTGCAGATCCGCAAATTGCTGTTCGAGTTCCTTGTTGCCTTTTGCTGCCTCTTTCAACGTGTCTAATTCTGATTGATTGTCTTTCAATTCCTGCATGGCACTGTCGCGCTCACTTTCAGCGGTAGCTACTTGCGCATTAAGTTGTGTCACAGTCTTTCCGTGCAGCGCCATTACGCTTTTGGCAGTTTCTTCATCAATACCTAAATTGATTAATTCTTCTTTCTTCATTGTTAGTTCCTCCTAAGAATTTTTTGAGTGGCAACTACCACTGTGAGTCCGTCTTTTTGAGACATCCGTGCAGGTCTAAAATTTTGTTTACAATTTAATTTTTTGGTTTATTATTAAAATAGAAAGGTGGTGAATTGAATGATTACTTACGTTCATAATGTTTCATATGATATAGCCGAAGGTAATAGCTATGATGGACTATATAAGTTTCTAGAATCTTTTGGAAATAATTATGGAAGAATTACAAAATCCAGTTTCATTGTCGCAACTACACTTACAAGTGGAGAATTTAGAGATCAAATTCGTAGTAAATTGGGAACCAATGATAAAGTTTTTGTTACTACACTAGTCAAAGGAACTTCTCGTTGGACAGGAATTATTGACTCAGATGAAAAAATACAAGCGATATTTGCTCAGAATACTTATAAATAGAGCTAGTTGCCCACAAATAATTTGTGGGCTATTTTTTCATACACTTGTTCTCTCGAATAATCTCGACGCAACAATTGATCGTGCTCATTGATAAATGCTCTCAATGATGCTTGTCGCCGTCTGATCAGTTGTTTGAAGTGTTGGATGTCTTCTTTGTTGTCGATCGTTATTGCGGCATTAAGCTGCCTTTTTGCACGACGAATAGCGACTTCCATGCGGCGCTGCTTAGCAACTAGGTCCGCATTGTCAATCGCTTGTTTTGGATCATATTGTTTCATATGGACGTCAAGATTCGGATCATAGATTTGGATGTATAATCGATGCCTACAGTTGATTCCTTGTGTGCCGTCAGGCTCGCCATAGCCGTGGTTATAAATTGATGGAATATGCCGCAATTCTTCCGGTGCATCCTCTGTACGGACTAATAGAACCCATCCACCTTGAATGTGAGCGCACGCCGGACGTGCAGCCACATGACTACTCATTAATGCTGTGACAATGCCGTGTTCTAAGCCTCGCTTAAGCCGTAGATCCTGATAGACACGATGAGTTGTAGCTTTCAAAACCATTCTGACATAGCGCTCAAGGCTCCACTCGCGACCTGCCTTGTCGATAAAGGTAGTCATAACCCCTTTTTCCACGATCGCATAGATCGACTCTCTAAGCGCCTGCTGTGGCGTTTTAGCACCACCGATGATTTTAGCCACTGTATCATTGAGAACTTGCTGATACATCTTGGCTAGCGGATTATTCGGATAATTGGTGTCGATCAGTGTTTGATTGACATGGTTGTCGAGATCTCGCCACTGCTGATTGAAATAGGATTGCATGACGTTATTGATTTCAGTCCTAGGAGGTGGTTCTTTTCCAGTTTGTTTCGATAAGCTCTTATCAAGATCAGAAATAACCTCAAAGCCCATATCAACAATGATTCTTTTCAGCTGTCCATAGGTGTAGTTCCCTGTGTCTTGGACGATTCGCTGTAGCGATTGCTGATTCAACAAATTTAATTGCTGCATCTTTTCAATCTTCCACCGGAATGCATTATCCTCTGTGAGCGGCGTTTTCGTTGGCTTGTTTAACTGGCGGACAAGCATCTTCATGATCTCGTCTTCCATCGCCATATAGGCATCTTGGACGTATGAAGCTTCAATCTCTAATTGCTTCGGTGTGATAGTCATCTACTCACTCCTCGTAATCATCGATTCCTGTTGTTGGCAAGTCGCCCCTGGTCATCATATTGAATTCGTCCTTCAGAGCTTCAGCATAAAGACGTTTTGCCACATCTTCTGGCATGTCTTTGGTTTTGGCCAACACGTACCATCCCGGTATGATGCCAGCATTCCTCAAACGCAGAAACTGATTTACTTCGGCATCCTTATTCAGGAACACGCCATCGTCCAAGTCAACACCGATGATCTCAGCTGCAGGTATTTCACCACTATAGACCTTTTGGCCAACTGCATTTTTTACATTGGTTCCAAGCTCGCAAATCGAGATGATCAGCTCTTGAATGAACTTTCGCAATTCTTTCTCATGCATGTTGCGTGATTGATAGGTCTGTGAGTTCTCGCTGACCACCTCTGTGGCTGTTTTCGTGCTACGGATCCCTTCACCGTTAAAAGTAAACGTGCCAGTAGAAAGGCCGGTCTCCATCTCCAACGTACGCAAATGATGATTGATTGCGGCAACGTATTCAGTTGTTCGAATGTCAGATGTCAGGTCCTTGATCGTCATGTCATCCATTTTGCTACCGGGTACTCGCACAAAGACATCTTCATCGTCATCAAAGAAATCGGTGATTTCATTCGTACGATGATCAACCTTGCCTTTCATCAACATCTCACTGACTGCAATCCGACGTCTGCCACGCTTGATTTCCATGTTAAATTCATCAAAGGTTAAATTCAGGCGATCCAGTGTGTTTTTCGAGTTGTCATATACGCCAAGCCCTAGCGGACTATATGGATTGATGTTGTTGAAGCCTGCAGGTTTTAAATAAGCAAACTGCGGTCGTGACATGTTGTAGAAGGTTGCTTTCTCAGCCAGTTTCGAGTACTGCTTTTTCAAAGCAACTTGCTTTCCTAAAACGTCCGGCGACTCACTTTCATACAATTCGTTGGTAACTACATATTTATGTTTTTTCTTCTCCCCATCCCAAACCCACTCATGGAATTCTAGTTTGGTGTAATAGTAAGTTGTATCGCCGACTGTTTCAGTAGTCCGGAATGGGATTGCACACTCGCTGATCTTGTTCGTATTGCTGCGTAACGGATAAAATGCATCAGCTAACGCCCAAGAAAACTCGATTTCCTGTGAGTCTTTGTTGAAATATGGCCGGACCGCTAACCCACCTAATGCCATTGCAGGCTCTAAGTATCGGCTGAGGTTCTTCTTGAAGTCGTTATGCTCAAGAACATGTTGGATCCAGTCGTTCAAAGGATTGGCAATTTCTTTGCCGTTTTCGTCCTTCACTTCACCGACAAGGATCTCCGCTTGCTCATTGAACAAAACCTTTGCATATTCTGCAGCCACTTTCTTGGCCATGTTGACTGTAGAAAATCGGCGGTTATTCTTGCTTCCCCGACTGGTAGTGTAATTGATGATGCCGTACTCGCCGCGATAGTAGCGAAAACTTTCAGCGATACGCTCAAACTCTTTTGGATCTGCATCGATTTTGGGATGATCAAATACAGATTGAAACTCTTGCTTATTGATAAGAGCTGCCCCCTTTCCTAGCCATTTTTTTATATTGTCTACGATCCTCAAATGCTCACCTCCTAAACCATCAACTCTAATTCTTTGGCATTATCAATGCAGAAGTACTGGAAAGCATCGCAGGTATGATCGTCTTCTTTGATCACTTCCGGATTGTCCTTCTTAACCGTCTTAGGATCCCAGCGGTATTTCTTGTGCTCTTCAACAAAGATCTTGTTGTTCTCATTATTGATAAAAAAGAAACGCCCTTGGGAAAACAGGTTAGTAGCATAATCGATCATCACTGCTTTTTTCAGCTTAGCCACCGGATTCCATCGAATCTCATAATCATAGTAATACTGATTTCTTAAAGCGCCCTCAGCGCCATCGATCGTTAGGTTCACAATCGGTGCATTATTGCACACAGGCATCTTAGAGGTTCGATCGATAAACTTGTACAAGATACGTGATAGCTGTGTAGGTGCTAATTTGTCGACTTTCCCTGCAGGTGAATAATAATAGGTGTCTAATAGAATGACGTTCCCTTTTTGGGTCAATCCCAAGCACAAACAAGTCGTTGCAGAGTTGATGTGCCCACCATCGAGGGCATAAAAAAGAGCCACGATATAATCGTCGCTCGGTACTTCATCCAATGGATTCAAATTATGAATATTATAGACGTTATCGCCAAGGCCAACAGGCTCCCCAAGGTACAGATAGCGATAATAGTCGTAGTCATTTTCTTTGATACGATTGATCATCTTGAGCATCTGATCAGTAACAAATCCCAAGGTGTCATTCAGATAGCTTGAATGATGCACTAAGTAATCCGGATCTGTTTCCTTTTCTTCTACCCATTCATTGATCCACTCATAGGGATTACGTGGCGGATTGTAAGACCAATAGAATCGCACAAATGCTGCATCTTCATGCTTTTGCCGCATAAAGGTCGTATTGGACTGATCGAACTCTTCTGCGCTCTTAAATTCAGCTGCTTCCTCGTACCACACTGCGATGATATCGTTAATGTCATTTGATTTGAGCTTTTGGAAGTCATCTTGGCCATAAAAGTAAATCGTGCTGCCAGTCTTGCGATGGATGATCTTAAACGGACTGACCGTCGTGTCAAATCGCTTGAAGATGAAAAACTTCTTCAACGCCCACTGCATTTTATTAAACACAGAATCGCGAATCGTGTTACTCACTTTACGAATAACGACGATGTTTGCTTTTTTCCCTTTAATTATGTAAGGAAGTAGCAACGAGACTAGCAAAAGCGCGATCACAGATGATTTGAATGAGTTTCGTCCACCTTTTAAGATGTTGTAAGGTTTCTCCGCTTTCCATACACTCATGAAATGAGGGTTAACTTCTTTCAGCACATTGAATATTTTCTTCATAGCCGATCACTCCAAGGGTCTTGGATGATAATTGGTTCGCCATCATCATCGCCACCTTCTGGCGTGCTTGCTTTCAGCTTGGCGATCTGCGCATCCATGAGATCCAATTTCTTGCGGCGTTCGTCTTGTTCATCAGCCATTGAGACAAACTGCTTGATAAGGTTCGACAAAGTCATCATCGCCCGTGATTGGGACTTCAAGAAATTCGCTTGCTTGTCCCATGCATATTGGACTTGCATCGTAGAACTGCTGCCTCCGTCACCAGACGTCCATCCTGACTCTTCCTTAGACAGATCATCCCGATCTGTGACAAACATGATCTCCTGCGCTCGTATGATAGCAGCATACTGGATCATGATGTTGTTCCACAAGATATCAGCTGGATCACTGTCTGCAAGCTCTTGTGCAATCTGCAGGGATTCCTTGGGTATGATCTTGGCAAATAATCCGTGCTTGAAGGCATTTTTGTTTCTTTTCGGTGGTGCCCCTCCGCTATTACCTGCAGCATTTTTATTACTGCGTTGTCCTCCCGGTGCGTCCGTTGCGTTGCGACGCGTTGCAACGTTTCCTGTTTCGTTGCGTTGCCAATCCTCCCGGTTCTTTCGGCTTCGGACAGTTGAAGGACTGAGCTTATGTTTTTCAGCTAAAGCCTTCAAACTTATATCTTCATTCTCGTATTCCTGTTTGATTTTATCCCATGCGATCAATTCATCCCACCACCTCGCTTATCGTGTTTGTTTTGTAGATATGTACATGAAAAAAGACACCTCACACTTAAGGTGTCAAACAATTCAACTATTTTTCAAAACTATTAAGCCTTGGTCAGTTAGACCTTTAATTATTTGTTCTCCCAAACCTGTGTTGCTAGGCTCCATAACAATTAATCCTTTCTCATTCAGTCTATCTAGAACAAGTGCCGCATTATTCTGATTGATATCTAGAACATTTGTGTTGATTGCATTGATAAGCGTTCCATCGTAAATACTTCTTAGTATATCCAATTCTACTTCATTCAAAGCCATGACTTCACCTCCTTCAAACAAATAATACTCCTTGCTCAGAAAAAATGAAAGCAATAACAAAAAGACAGCACGAGCGAATTCTGAAATGAGATGATTCACCTCGCTTCAAAAAATTGTGCTGTCTTTCATATTTTTCGACAATATTAGAATAACACGTAAAAATCAATACGTCTGTTGAATCTGTGTTGACAACGTATTATACATTTTTGCTAAATCTTATCATCTTCATGATGTCTGCGTGTCTGCTTCTTATATATTGATAGGTATACCCAGTCTCTTCAGCAACTGATTCAAGTGTCATACCTTCCACATACTTCATTTTAAGGATACGCTGATCTAGCCCCTGAAACTTTTCAATCGTATCAATAATATCTTGCCTTTGTTTTCTCAATTCTTCCTCTCTGGTTCCCATTGATTCAATCACTTCCTTAAGTCTGGCTTGCTTTTGTAGAGCTGTTAAAAAGGTATGATGTTTAGCCAAATCACCATCGTTGCTAGAATAATTTTGCCAGCGATGTAATTCTTTTTCATTCAAATCGAGGGCAAGCTGCAATTCATACAGTTCCTGATCGATGGTCATTAATGTAGTCACCCATTCATAAATGCGAATCACCCTCTTACATTTTTTAATTTTTGAACATTCTCATCTTGAAACGTAATGACCGCGTTCAAGAACCCAAGTACTAATGGATGGTTATTGTATTTATTACCCAGTTCCCCAATAGACTTTACTAGCCATTCCCAATACTGATCAGACGTGATCGGATATTGCTGGGTCATCTGGTTTGATTCGTTCATCCATTCATGTAAATCCGAAAATATTGCACTCCAATCCAATCATATCCCCTCAATTCTGATATAGATGCCCGGTTGATCTGCCCAAAATTTCTCAGCTACCAAGCTGGCCACGTAGCAATCATCTTTCCAGAATCCTAAATCGGTCATACAGTCCTGCAATAATTTCTGACTATTATCCAAGTCTGGCTTCGTGTATTTGTACTCCCCATTTTGATGACCATTTATTGTAGGAAACAACCACTTCACCATGAGACGAACCGGACCCATGTATTTTTCTTCCGGAACGTGCTTGGCCAGATGTGCAGTCAACTTTTCTCGTGCAGCCTGCAGTTCTTTAGGTTCATAGAAATGTGGCTTGCCGTTTACTACTGACACCTTCTTTTGCTGGTGAGTTGTTTCTGGCGGAATCATCGGCATGAAAAATTCAATCATCATCTTCATCCTTTCGCACATCCATAATTACTTTCCAACCGCATTTACACCAACGCTCAAATGTGTATTTTTCAATAACTAACCCACCTTGTCCATTTCCAATAAAACGATTCCCACATTCAGGACAGTTGCCATATTTTTTCATCAGCTCCATACTTTTGCTTAGTAACATGAATTATCCTCATTTCGCGTTATTTTATTTCTCTAATCAAATTCACATTTTATTTTTCACTATCCATTTTGTCTTGGCTGTAACCCTCCGTAACTATCTACTCCCCAAGGGGAGATAGTTACGAGGTTAGCAGACACCGGTCTAACAACGTTTATCGTCTGTAACAAGCTAGTAACTTGTTATAGGTCGTTACCGGATTAAATGTTTTGTAACAAGCTAGTAACACCCTATGGATTGTTACTATTATCAGTTTCAACTTTTTCAATATAGCCACCTTCAGTTTTTAATCCGTCATGTTTTTTTACTTTCCTGTAAACCGATTTTTTGTCTATATCTAGATATTCTGCTACATCTTCAACACTCACTGCCTCACCATCCATAGACAAAGCGCCGAATGCTGTTTCTAGCTCTTGTCTAGATTTCTCACTACGAGACTGATTGACTTTCTTCGTACCTTTTTTCCACTTGTCTTTTGGATCCTCGTCTAGTTTGATATCCGCCAGTGATGGATCCAATACATGAAGCGGATATTTGAACCACGCATTGATTGGATCAAACTTAGGAAACTCTCGCAGCGTCCCATCGATGCGCCATGCTGTTGCTTGCCTTGCCAGACGGACAGCCTGCTGCCTTTCAAGTTCTACTTGTTTTAAGATTTCCTGTGATCGAATTGCACTCATCAAGTGTTGACCCATTTGCTTCACGCTGAATTGATCATCTTGACTTATTTCGCCATATGTCGGATTATGCGTTTTAATAGCCTTCAGATAAACACTGCAGATTGCCTCATTTTCCATGGCCATGTATCTGTCTTCCGTGACCGGTAACTCAATCAAATCCAGAATGGCATCGGGATCTCGTGCAAATACGCCGGATCCGCTCGAGCGGTCTATCGAATTTTTTCCGCCTTGAGAGCCTTTCGAATGATGGTGACAGTATATGACCGCACAATTCAGCTCTGTCGCGATCTTATCAAATTGGTTCGTAAACTTAGCCATCTCATGCGCGCTGTTTTCGTCCCCGGTCAGTACCTTATAAATCGGGTCGATGATCACGGCCATGTAATTGGATTTTTGAGCACGTCGGATCAACTTTGGTGCTAGCTTATCCATCGGGCTAGTCTTACCACGTAAATTCCAAATATCAATGTTTCCGACGTTTGCATGACCTTGGCCAAGTTTTTCATAGATATCAACGAAACGAACTCTTGCCGACCGATCATCTAATTCAAGATTGACATAAAGAACCTTCCCTTGCGCACAATCGAATCCGAACCACCGGCGACCTTCAGCGATAGCAATTGCCAGCTGTATCAACGAAAATGATTTTCCTGCTTTAGATGGACCTGATATCAACATCTTATGCCCTTGACGCAACATTCCTTTAATTAGTTCCGGTGCAAGCTCAATTGCTTTGTCGAACAAATCTGATAAGCTTTCCGGATCCGGAAGATCATCATTGACACTTTCAATCCATTCTTTCCATTCATCCCACGAGGATTTTCCTATATTGGTATCGATGATGAACTGCTTTTTTTCTCCTCGTGTGACACCTGGCATCCGACTAAGCCTTGAAGGGTTCCTGTTTTGATTATCATTTGTCAGTCCGTTTTTCTTGCAGACATCGTAAAGGTAATCAACCCTCTTCCGATATTCCGGATAATTGTCCGCATCCACTCGCACGATGGCATGAATCGATTTACTGCCGCTATAAAGTAATGCAGCAATTGGAAGCTCAAGTTCTCGCATGATTGCATTTTGTTTTTCAAGACTCATATTGTCAGATTCTACTAACGCATAGCGGAATTCTGTGACATTATCATTCTTAACTCCTTTACCATCCATAGGATTGAAACGAATCCACGCACCAGCTTCCGGATTATAATCACCAAGGACTGAGCCGATATCATCGCCGCAATGAGTCAACGCTTCAATCAATTGACCTGCAGTTCGATCGAAAGCCCCCTTATTCGAAGGCTTCCACTTATCGTCATCGTCCTGCCAAGATTCCACATTGTAAGCAACCGTTTCAGAAGGCTCAAATAGCGTCTCTAAATATCGGATGATCTGTTTTGCTGGTTCCCATTTCGATGGCTCGTTTATTTCCTTACCTTCTATCCAGTTACGGTCAATAATAACCAAATCATCTTTTTGGAGTGTACCGTTCCAATCCAATTCATGTCCACCGTCTTCACTTCTAAAAGGAGATGTCCAGCCATAATCTTTGGCCAACTGTGTAATTGTTGCACCAGTAACTGGTTGGTTGGTGCCCTCAAAGCTATCCCACTTCTTAAAGCATTCTCCGGAATGATAGCGCCCGGAATCTTTTTGGCTCCATTGGTCCCAATCAAGCGCTGTATAGCCTTCATGTTTAAGAGCCATGCCCACGTTGACCCATTCCTGATAACTCAGCACGGTTGGGTCAACGTATTGTAATAGTTCTGTTAAATCTAGTTTGCTTTCCATATGCTGCTCCTTGTTTAGTCTGCCCAATCTTCGAAAAGATCAAGTGTTTTGATGTTTAAATGGTACGCGGCACGCTGCAGCAATTGAATACTAAAGGCAGCTTTACCGCCCATGATCCTTCTTACACGAGCAGCATCGCATCCCATATCTCTTGCAAAAGCTGTTAAGCTATCATAGTCGCTTTCTTCATAATATTTTTTTATGTTTTCGCCGATGACAATTTCAACTGGTCGTTCACCAATTGGTCTAAGACGCTCTTTTTCCTCCGTCATCTTATTCCTCCTTTAAACTGAATATTTTCACAAGATATGGCTTGTGCTCTACCATTGCACCTAGAGGGCAGGAACTGAAGTCTCCGACCATTGCGACTTGCACAACATATCCGAGTGCATGGTAGCTTTCAATCATTGCTGCCAACTCAGACCTGCTGCTTCGCACTCTGTCAATTTCTCTCATATAATGACCTCACTTTCTGCTATTTCGTCGGATAACTGACTTGGTAAAATATAAAATATGTTACAATACCTAAAAGGAGGTATTGCTTTGGGAACTTTTTTAGCTTTTATTTGGTATATTTTTATAGGATTTATGCTTTATGGAATCATCAGATTGGCAGTTAAACACGGAATTTCAGATTCAAAAAAAAATAATTTATGATTCTGTTGCTACTCTTTTAGGGTAGTTTTTTTATTTCCACAATTTTGGTGGATAGTAGAATAATTATGATAACCAAATTTCTTTGTATCGCCTTGATCCTTCTTCAACATATTCATCTATAAATTTAATATCTTCAGCTTCAAAATACTTCAAAAAATCGGAACGTCTCAAATTAAATTCTTGTATCAATTCTGCCCCAGCACCATTTCCATAATGTTCTATATCGAGTGACATAGCATCTCTCATTGCCGAAAAATATCCCTCGTCAAAATGTTGCTGTTCTTTTTTTGATCTCATAAATACATTCCTTTCTAGTTTTCTATATCTGTCAATTATGGACTAACTCAGGCGAATATGTTTTAGGATCAACAGTATTAGGCGTACGCCAACCGTTTGACGCAATTCGACCAATCATGTTTTTTGCGGCATCAAAAGACCACGTACCTACATTCATAAAGCCACGTTGTTCCAATTGTCTAATTTGTTTCGGTGTTGCCAAACCTGCTTCTTTTCGTTTCTGCAAACGATCAAGCATGAGACTAGCTTTTCCGGCATTCTCGATTGCTTCAGGAAGAATACCCAATTTTTCCAATGCATTAATTTGTTGATCAGAAGGTGGTCCCATTTCCCAACCAAAGGAAGGAACATAGCTGGTAAGATCCTCAGCTTGAATGGACATTTCAAATTGCAATGGATCTACAAGTTTTTGCTTTCTCCGTCGCATTTCCGCCAATTGCTTGGCTAAAGCTTCCTCACGTTCTGCAATAACGTCTTTTTCAGCTTGTACCTCTGCTTCTTCCAAATCCAATGCCAATCCTTGCTCGCCTGCATCCTCAATGTTTTCAGTCATCTTCTGTGCAACCTCATCACTTGAGGCAATTAAGTGCGCCGGATGGCAAAGCTCATGACGTTCCGTGTGCCAAAGAAAGTCTAGCAACAAAAGTTCTTCTTTTCCTTCATGTAATCGAGTCCCACGTCCCACCATTTGACTGTAAAGTGATCGAACCTTTGTCGGACGTAAAACTACGATACAATCGACCGATGGGCAATCCCAACCTTCTGTTAGCAACATCGAATTACAAAGGACGTTGTATTTGTCATTCTCAAAGTCTTCCAAAACCTCCACACGATCTTTTGAATCACCGTTCACTTCCCCTGCACGGAATCCACGTTCATTTAAGATATCTCGGAATTTTTTGCTAGTTTTTACTAATGGTAGAAATACCACTGTTTTTCTATTTGCACAGTGCTTGACCATTTCATCAGCGATTTGATAAAGATAGGGATCCAATGCAGTACCTAAATCTCTTGAAGAAAAATCACCGGCTTGTTGTTTCACTGCAGTCAAGTCTAATTTCAAGGGAATAGTTAATGCTTTGATTGGTGACAAAAACCCTTCTTTTATTGCTGCTGGTAAGGTGTATTCATAAGCCAAAGATTCGAAATATGTACCGAGGTTTCGCATATCGCCACGATCTGGCGTAGCTGTAACCCCTAGTACATTTGAATCCTCAAAATGGCTCAGTACTCTTTGATAACCATCACTAATACAATGATGGGCTTCATCGATGATGATCGTATCAAAGTAATTAGGCGGAAACTGACTTAATCGCTTCTCACGTTGCATACTCTGAATGGATCCCACCACGACCCGGAAGAAACTTCCAAGGCTTGTTTTTTCTGCTTTTTCAACTGCTGTTTTTAGTCCAGTGGACTTTTCTAATTTATCAGAAGCTTGATCCAGTAATTCTCCCCGATGGGCAAGGACGAGCACACGCTCGCCCATTCTTACCCGATCTTCGATGACCTTACTGAATACAATTGTTTTTCCGCAGCCAGTAGGTAGAACTAGCAACGTACGTTTCTTACCTTCTTTCCATTCCTTCTGGATTGAACTGCGCGCTTCTTGTTGGTAGGGCCTTAATTGCATAGAACTTTCCTTTCTTTGTTGGTATAATTGTTATAAATATTTAGAAAGAGGTTCAATATGAGTCGAGTCACTGATCGCCAAAACGGATTGAAAAAGTTAAAAGAAATAGATAAAAATAAGAATAAATACCTTGTTATTCATTATTCATGCGAGAGCTTTTATAATCTCAAGGGAAAAAGCCCTAAAATAACCTCCATTGCGATAGAAAACTTAGAATACGGGCAAGCCGAGCTCTTTGCCATTTATAAAACCGCGGAAAAAATGAATATTGAGTTTAATCAAATTTCTACACGTTATGCTGATATTGAAGAATCAATGCTCTCTGATTTTTACAAATATGTTTCTCAAAACAGAGAAAAAGCGTGGTTACACTGGAACATGAGAGATTCAATTTTTGGATTTAAAGCTCTCGAGCATCGATTTGAGGTACTTGGAGGTACTCCTGAAAAGATACAAGATTCAAGTCAGATAAATATCGCATCTCTCTTGAAAGAAGTTTACGGACCTGAATATATTGCTGATCCAAAAATGCAGATGCTAATGAGTAGAAATAATTTAAAACCCAAACATTTTTTGAATGGAGAAGAGGAATCTGAAGCATTTAAGGATGAAAAATATTATGAATTAAGTTTATCTACATCCGGAAAAGTTCGGATGTTCTCTCAAATTGTCAATTTAGCAGTAGATAATAAACTTGAAATTGAAGTCCCAAAAAATCAACTTTATGGGACTTCAATAAAAGGTTATTGGCAACGTTTCGTTGAATCAAAATTTTTCAAACCAATATCATATTTGGTATCGACCGTTATTGGTGCTGTTATAGGTCATTTTGTTACTTTGTGGTTGTAATAACTCTCTTGATTTCTCTCGCCATATCTAAATCTATTAATATTGATTCATCAAACCACTCTAATTCCAGATAGCCCTCTTTGGTGCTATCTTTTTTTAATTCTTCAATTATCCACTCAATATGCTTCTTAAATTCTGATGTATAATGAACCGACTCTAATATCAAAATAATCCTCCTATGCTAAAATCGTGATACGTTGTGATATAACTTCATCTGCAAGCTGTTCTTTCAAATACTCGCGGATATTCACAATTGCTTGATTGCGCCAAGCACCTCCATCTGCTTCAAAAATGGCTGCACGTGGACCATCTTTCATCCGGAATACGAACTGACTAACTGGCTGTTCTACTTCAAGGAATGTCCGATAAGGTGCCAAGTTGACCGGATTCGGTACTTTCACATCCGCTTTACTAGCAAGCCCTTGTTTGATCGCGACTGCTTGGCTTACACCATCGTCGCCAGTCATTTTTACATTGTCTTCGGTCACATTGCCTACTACTTGCAATAAGATCGCCCGATCATCAAGAAGCTTTTCAGATTTTAGATTGACAAATTTAGACTGAAGGGCAATGTTAAAAGCTTCCATGTCGTAGAAATAGCCAAAATCAAAACTTGGTAAAATCGCTTCAGTTGTTGCAAGCACTTCACGTCGTCCATCAATTTCTAATGTTCCCATCAACTTGATAGTTGTTTCATCTTCAATGTGCAGAATCAATTTTTCCTCTTCACGCTCAATGTTCGATTTCACATAATTCACTAAGCCGCTAAGTGTATTGATTCGGATACTGTTTTTGGCCAATACAGCATGAGGGAAAATTTCTTCCACGTTTCCTGCAGTATTCACAGAAAATAAACGTCCATCATCCATTTCAACTATTCTTTCATGTGGTTCAGTTCCTACTTCTGTTAAAAATTTGATTGCATCTTTTGTTAAGTCCATTTATTTATCCTCTTTTCTTTTGTAGGTCGATTACTTGCTGACGATTAGCTTCTTCTTTTTCGATGACGTCAATTGGTTCCCCAATGTCCGTTTTAGGTTGTCCATCTTCAGGATCTAAATACGTTTGCCCTGGCACTGTCGATCGCAACTCATGCGCTTCGACTTTCCCAGTTGTGAGATCCTTCCCGGTTAGAACGGTTGTAGATACACCATCCACTGGTGCAAGCTTTGTTGTGAAACTACTGTCGACAGCAATAACTTGACGAGTACCATCTGGCTTGAATTCTAATTTGATCGTAACGACACGTTTGGCTTCTGCCGATGTGTTTGGATCATGAATGTTCTGAAACACTTTTTGAAGCTCACCATCCAATTTTCTTGGATGGCGCCTTCCGCTAATTCTGACAATGGCAAATCGATTTTCTTAGTCATGCTTAATTCCTCCTAAAATGCTCCCGGTTGATAGCCTTGTTGCGGTTGGTTAGTTGGTGGTTGTTGGGTAAAGTTTTGGGCTGGTTGCTGATTTGAATTTGCTACTGGTTGATTTGGATTGGCTGCAGGCTGTGCTTGATAATTTGCTTGTGGTTGTTGGTAAGCCGATTGAGCTGATCCCGGTCGATCATTTAGTTGTTTTGTTGTATCCACATCTTCGGAATAAATCATGTATCCAGTAGAATTGTATTCATTCCCATTGCTACCCATTTCTTTTTTAATGGATGTCACGCCGATAGATCCAACCACTGTTTGCCAATTCATTTGCAACTGTTCACCATGTCTCTTTTGACCGATGGCTCCGAAAAACGCCGAAACCATGCCTTCTGTACGTGAGTGCAAAAATAGATTATGCTTTACGGTCTTTGTTTCCCCTGTTCGAGTCTCAATTTTTAATGTCAAAATTGCTTTATTACACGCTGGCAAAGGATTTTGACTTCTTGAATTTGGATTTGGAGTATGACGTGCTCGTTCAAATTTTTCTACTGTAAACCAGTATTCTCCCGGTTCTAGTAGTACAAACTCACTGTCTTGGACAATCGTGTCATCCCAGCCTAATTCTCGTTCTTGTTGAAATTGTTGTGTCATTGATCGTTCCTCCTAAAATTGTTGGTTTTTTCGAATTTCTTGAATCATAGTAAATACTTGTGGCCATGCAGCAACTAACACGCCATCAATGTATCCCGGATCATAGTTTTGAATCGGTGTGCCTGTCGGATAATACCCTTTGGATTCTGTCGCAGCCATGATTTCTGCAGGAATGACATTGTTTGTTTTCATCAAATCAATGAGTTGTTGTGGAATCCCTGCATAATCGTCTGGCTCTCGATCAAAATTTGGTTCCGTTGTTACTGGTTGCGTTTCTTGAACCGTTTCTGGTTCGGTTACTGGCGTTTCAACCGCTGCTGGTGTATTTTCCGTTACCTGTGGTGCTTTCTGAGACGCGAAAATGTGCGCAATTCCTGCAAAGCCCATATCCAACTCATCTGGCAAGCCAAATCGGTTCTTGGCATCCCAAGCTGGATGATGCGTTGTATGCATGACACGCTTTCCGCCTTGTGCTTTGAATTTTTTTCCTTTGTCATCGGAAGCGACAGACATCGTTTTGTAATTGCAGAATAAAACCATATCCGCCCACTCTTTAGTTAAAGGTGCCGTTGTAGCTAAGGTCTTTTTGTTACCCAGCTTCAGTTCCCACCGATCATAAGCTCCCATTTCATCTGGCTGTTCAAATTTACGGATTTGGGCATGTGCGGTTAATACAACATTCACGCCAATGTCTTTGAGATCAGATAACTTATTCAGCAAACGACCGAACTCTTCAGCAAGATACGTGTACCCATTTCCATAGCCAAAATCTTCAATTCCCTTTTTACCGAATTGTGAACAAATATGCTCGATGCATAAACGTTCTGCCCAATCTGCAGTATCAATGATTAAAGTCGCACAGGGCATCGTTTGTTTCACGAAATCGATTTGCTGTAAAAGCATCGACCAGCTTCTAGGTTTATCCAAACGTGCAACGTCCATATTGTCGGTACTGCCTTCCGTATCAATAAATAATGGATTAGGAAACTGAGCAGCCAGTGTAGATTTCCCGATCCCTTCCGGTCCATAAATCACGACCTTTTGTGCCCTTGCAATGACACCTTTCGTAATATTCATTAAAATTCTCCTTCCTTCCACTTAGGTTGTGGTGATTGCTGAGGTGTAGGTCCGCCCTCAGACGGTGCTAGCTTATTCTCGGTCACATAGCCGTCTTCGATAATGATCTCGCACTCGTCCCCTGTTGAAACGCGAGTTGCAATGGCTTGTAAGCCTTCTTGTTCCAGCCACTGGCCAAACTCGTTCAACGTGACCATGTCCATCTGCTCCAACTTATCCAATAGGATGAAGCCGCAATCCGGTTTTAATTTCCGGACGATCGCCGTTGATACTTTTAACTGATCAGATCCGGACATGTTATCCCATTTTTGACCGTTATAGATCAACTCACCATCAGCCACAGAAAGCCCTTGAAGTGGTAATTTCGCATTCGTTAGTAAAGAGCTCTTTTCTTCACGTATCGCTGTGATATCATTTGTGAGCACGTCGTACTGATTCTTGTAGTCTTTGGCATCTTCTTCGGCTTTGTCCTTGTCAAGATTCGCTCGGACTCGTCGATTGATCTCATCCACTTCTGCAATGTTTTGTTGCAATTCTTGTGTCGATTCATCTTGCAAGTTTTCAGCAGTCTTTTGCGCTGTTGCGAAGTCTTTTGATAGTCGGTCGAACTCGATTTGTTCTTTCTGCAGTTGTGCTTGAAGTTCTTCAATCCTCAAGTTGATCGCTTGGATGTTTGATTTGGACTGCTCCAACTGAAAAGAAATTTGATTGACCTGATTACGTTTTTGTTGATTTTCTCCGTTTCTTGCGAGGATTTCTTGTTGCTTGGCTACCAAATCAGAAACAGAGATCAGTTCCTTTGGAGCATCTGGAAAGTAAGGTTGTTCAGCCGCAAACTTTTCCTTTTGATCAGCAATCTGACCAATTGCATGGCGTTTATTGTAGATTTCTTGCTCTTTGCGTTCTAATTCAAACAGTTGATCACCCACACCAATAATCTGCAGGAGTATATTTGCTTTTTCCTTACTTGACGAATCCATGAATTTCGGTAGATCGATGGCCAACTCTTCGACAAAGCTATTTAATAAGTTCTGACCAGCTTTCTCTCCATTTGGGTCAATGACCTTCAAATCAGAATTTTTCCCCTTACGCTCAACGACTAGCCCATTGTTCATGACAATATGAAGATGTGGTGGTGTGACTGACCCCTCACGATGCGCTTGGCTTGGTCTGTATTTATTACCGCCAAGTCCCCAAGCGATAGCATCAATGACGCTAGTTTTGCCTTGGTTATTGTTTCCACCCACGATGGTTAATCCGCTCGCATTGGGTTCAATTTTTACTGCTTTGACACGTTTGACGTTTTCGATTTCAAGCTTGTTTATCTTCACTGCCATCAACCATACCTCCCACTGCTTCGTTTAAATGATCAGCAATGACACTCAGAATTGATTGAATATCGTCTTCGATATCAATATCTGGTTCATCATGATTCAGTTTCTCAAGTCGAAATCTGCAGCCGATACAACCGCATTCTTTGAGGTTCTTTTCCCATTGTTCTTGCTGATGAGCAATTGATGCCTCAATTCTCGCATTTGACCCAACCTGAACCATCGGTCCTTTTCCATCTTCACCGAAAGCTCCAAGTGACAAAGTAACGTCGTTTTCCTTGCATTCTATTGCCAAATCATTGATCAGTTGTGTAATTTTTTCGTTTATCATGGTATAATCTCCTTGAATAGTTTGTTTTTATTGGCTTACTTCGTTGGCAGACGAGGTAGGCTCTTCTTGTGTTTTTAGCTCAATCGCTTCGTTGATTAATTCGTTCCATGACCAAACAACCTGCGATCCGTCTTCAAACTCGACCATCGGTGATTGTCCCCACGTTGTAAGCACTTGAATCTTTTCCCCATCTTCTGATTCTGCTGTACCGACGAAGATAGATGGCGTGATCGACATAACCTTATTTCCTTTGTCGTCTATCGTATAGCCTTCTTTCGTTCTGTACTTCGGCATCTATTCATCCCTCCCTTTTTGTAATTCCACAATTTTGGTTCCATCAGCTGAAAAATAAGTGTGAGTTTCTACGCCTGCAAAAACCACTACAGTATGGATTACTCGTTCTTCCTTGGATTCGATGCTGAGTGATCCAGCACTTACGCGTTTTTCTTGTATTGGTTGTTCCAATTGCGCGTCCTCCTTTCTCTCGTATTGAGCAAATCGAGCATCATTGAATTTTTGCATTGACTCTTTTGCCTTGATGCTTGTCGTTCCTTCAATAGGTCGTGTGCCAATTTCTCCTTCCTTCCTCAAATTATTAACTTTATGCACAACCTGAGCATACTGTTTACCTGTGACTCTAGATAATTCCATATAATTCGATACATAGCCGTTTTGATCAAATGTTACATGATCTAATAATGTTTGAACCTGTTCACTGGTCCATTGCTCAACTCGTTTCTTTTTTATCTTCCCTGCTGCTTGCAATTTTGAAACTTTATTAGAGCAAGATCCCTTTGATCGCCCTAGCGCTTCTCCAATTTCAACATACGAAGCCCCTTGCTTATGCATCGCGATCAATCGCTTTTCTTCTGTCGCTGTCCATGGTCTACCGTTACTCTCAAAAGCCAGTTCTCTTTTTACTGGTGGTAACTGTCCATCTTTTCTCATTTGAGAAATTTTTTTCATAATTGCTGAAACTGTTCGGCCTAGTTTCTTTGCAAGTTGTTCGGAATTTATAACTTCATTTGTTTCGGCTAGTAATGCGTTCTTTCGGACATACGCCAATTCCTTTGTGGTCCAAGCTTTCAATTTTCCCCCTCCTTATTTTGTTCTACCTTCAATCAATGCTTGAGCTTCGTAATAACATTCCTTCCAATCAATTGTCCGATAAAGTAAATCTAAAATTTCTGATTTAGTCATTATTCTTTCCACCTCCGAGAGCGATGCTCAAAGATCGCATCATCATATACAATCAACCAAATCATCACGGCTGTGGGATATAGGATTTTTACCCACGTGGGGATTTCTCCTGCAACCAAGGTTCCCATCGCAAAAACAGTAAGCAAAAACGCTGTACGTCTAAGCCAGTAGATTCTTCGCATATACTTCCTCCTATACTTGCCTTTTTCGTTTAAACTTGTTCTGATCTCGCCACAGCAGAAACTCATCGAACAACTGGACTTTAACGATTGGCAAACCATACGTGGGTAACCGGTAACCTTCTTTATAGTCCTCATGCTCTTTGAACTCTCGCAGTAGCTTTTGAAATAGAGCTTTGTGCTTTTGATAGCCAAAATAAATGATTGCCTCATCCTTAGCCATCCAAGCTTGAGGAACTTCAATCGTCTTAGCAACTGTGATCTGCATGCTACTCACCTATCTCCCTTCCCTCTTATCTGATCTTGTAATACTCAATAATCGCCGTCAGTGTATCGTGAGCTTTTTTACTCTGATTCTTTCCAGATAGATAATCATTTAAGTCTTGCTTGTGGATGTTGAAATACGTTGCCACGCTAATGAGCGAAATCCCCTTTGACTCAAAGTAATCACGAATCTTTTGGCGGCTTACTGCTGTATCTGGCAAACCAAACATCTCCTTTCAGAAATATTCGTAAGTTAGTTCGAAAAGTCATTGACTGGCAACTATACTATAGTGTAGTATATAATTATAGTTAAATAAGCCTACAAAACGCCTAATAATCGCAATGGGTCGCCAAACTTATGCTTTAAAGGTCTGTTTTTAGTTTGCTTTTTTCTATCGAACTAACTTACAAGAACAATACTACACTATAGTGTTTATTTTGTAAACGAAAAACTACACTTTTTTATTGTTTTATTGTAAGAAACAAGGAGAATCATTGATATGACAGTCTTTGAAAGAATAAAAAATCTTACAAAAAATCGATCCAAAACAATTAAACAAGTGACAAATGACTTGGGTTATAGCGAAAATTATTTTTATTCATTAAAAAGTGGCAAACAACCTTCCGCGGACAAACTACAAGAAATAGCTGACTATTTCAATGTGTCTGTGGACTATCTTTTGGGTCGAACAGACAGTCCAGAATACAAAACAGAAGCACCTAAAAATCTCACAGTTGAAGAAGCCTTGGCTTCAGTCATGAGCAGCGATGGTAAACCTCTTACCGATAACGACAGGCAAATTTTAACTGGAATTATCGAGGCATATATTAAAAATAAAAATGATGCTAAGTAGGTGTGTTATATGGATGCAAAAATCAATGATATCATTTCACAATTAAATGTTTCTGTTGTTCAGAAGGAGAAAATGGATGCTGATGGTCATTACATCGCGGCCATCAACACCATAGTCCTTGATTCATCTTTGTCAGAAAGAAAAGAAAAAGTTACTCTCTTACATGAACTAGGACATGCAGCTAAACATATGAGGAATTATGAATTATATAATTTAACCTTTTCTTTACGATCAAAAATGGAACAAGAGGCTGAAGAATTTATGATCGAACAAATGATTGAAACTCGTCTTTATGATCCTGATTTTTCACCTGAAGCGTTCAACAGCATAAATTTTTTAGAAAGCTATGATTTAGATTTTAAATATGAACCAATAGTAAAAAATTTTATGGCCCAGCATATCGACGATGAACAAAAGGGCTATTTATTTTTTTAACCAACAAAGAACATATGTTCGTATTTTTTTAAACGTATAATTTTAAACGCTTTAATTATTTAAATTTCATAAAACATTTAATTAAATATATGTTTTATTTTAAAATAATGATTATGTATTTAAAGTGGTGATTTAATAGAACTAAATAATTTTTAACGAAAAAACTTATCAGGAGGAATTAGAAAGATGAACAGAGCAAAAAAGAACAAAAGAAGATTTTTGGTATTATCGATCGTCATGTTAGGAGCTTATCTGTATTTTGGTTACCTTTGGGATGCCTTTGCTGATATTGAGATGCTATTTATATTAGCACTTTCAGCAGGTTCTTTGTTTTTAGCAACTCGGAGTGAAGACTTTCATGAAAGATGGGAAAAATGGAGTGAGAGCGGACGCGAAGAATACAATAAGTTGAGCGCCCAATCAGCAGCAAAAAAAGAAAATAAAAAAGTTATAAAGTGCCCTACTTGCCACTCTAGAGATGTACAGTTCATGCAAAATAATAAAAAAGGATTCTCAGTTGGTAAGGCGGTCGGCGGTGCCGCATTAACAGGTGGGATTGGTACGTTGGCAGGTTTTGCAGGTAAAAAAGGAAAGAACGAATGGCTTTGTACTAATTGTCATACAACGTTCGAAACAAAATAAAAAAACACGCCCCACCAACCAAAGCGAGAGCGTGCTCAAACAAAATAAACTATAGGCTTATTTGTTATGCCTATTTTATCACGAAATGGGAGTGAAAGTCATGTGGATGGAAGAATTACCAAATGGAAAATACAAATACTTTGAAAGGTACAAGGACCCCTACACGGAAAAACTTAAACGTGTATCTGTTACACTGACATCAAAATCCAATCAAGCTAAAAAACAAGCGATGATGGAATTACAAGAAAAAATAAATGCTAAGATCAGTAACCCAAACGAACACAAAGTGACCTTAGCAAATTTGTATGAAGAATGGATTGAAATTTATAAACAGAAGGTCAAAGAACAAACTTATTTGACAAGCGTTAGCTTATACAAAGCAGTTGAATTAAGAATGGATACATCTGTTCTGATTAACAACCTTACTTCAAGCTATATACAAAAGTTTTTAAATGAATTCTATTATAAGGAAAACTACTCTCATTCTTACACCGATGCTATTAGGTCCCTTTTTAGAAATATGTTCGAATATGCTAAACAAGTTGGCTTAGTAGAACATAATATAGTTAAGGATGTAAAAATAGAACGTAAAAAAACCACTATTGAAGAACACGAAAAAGTAACTCAAAAATATTTAGAACCAGACGAACTTGAATTAGTAATAGGTGAATTAAGAAATTTAAAACATAGTTCGTGCGCTTCGCAATATGCTGAAATCGCAGAGGTTCTATCTAAAACAGGTTTACGATACGGCGAGCTTGCTGCTCTCAAAATTGAAGATTATGACGGTACTACACTTGATGTTAACAAAACGCTATTCTATAACTACTCAAAAGCACAAGACGGATTGACAACAAGTCCGAAAAATGTCTTTTCAAACAGAAAAATTCCGATAAGTAATGAAACAAAAGTGATTATTGATAAATGGATCAGTCAAAATGAATTAAACAAAGCAATAAATTCTAAATATAATGACATGGGTTTCATTCTAGCAGCACCAAATGGAGATTCGGTACCTCCTTTTAGCATGAACAGAGTTTTGCGAAATCTAACTGCAAAGTTAAAAGAACAAGGTAAATTAAATAAACGATTATCAACACATATTTTTCGCCATACCCATATTTCTTTATTAGCAGAGATGGGAATAAATCAGAAAGCAATTATGTCTCGAGTAGGTCAGGTTAACCCTTTGACTACCTTGAAGATATATACCCATGTTACTAAAAAAGTGGAGCAAGATTTAATAGACAAGCTGAATGCAAAAGAAAAAGAGCAAGGATAA